CTTTATATTAAACTCGTCGACAATGACAACAAAGGTGCTTATTGTAAAGGAATTACCAATTACGGTAATGATTGTGGGTTTGACCTTTATTGTCCAGAGAATTTGGTAGTTCCAGCCAAGGCGGTAAGTTTCAAAGTAGATCTCAAGATTCAAACAATGTTTTGTGATTCGGAAGGTACAAATATAGGTTATATGCTTCTGCCCCGTAGTAGTATGGGTGCCAAGACACCTTTGCGTCTTTGTAATTCTGTTGGGATTATCGATCCAGGATATCGCGGGAATGTAATGATGTTTGTTGACAACGTCAGTGACACCGAATATACTATTACTCGAGGTGATCGGATTGGCCAGGTTGTATCATTCAGTGGAAAACCAACTGTATGTAGAGTTACTGACGAACTTCCAGATTCAGACAGAGGTAGTGGTGGATTTGGAAGTACTGGGAGGTGACTGTCACGTCGCTTCGCTATGCAAAGCAATTTAAAGCCTTTCAGGCCCGTTTCAAAGAAACGGATTGCAAAGCAATTTAAAAATATAATTCACTTAATAATAAAATGGCAGAGTCTTATACTATTATAGCCTATTTAATAGGGAATGAGAGATATAAACAATTATTGTTTAAACAATATGATAACAGAATGGATGTTGTCCGTGAATACCGAACCTTTTTAAATCAATATTATAAAACAAAGGAGTTTGTGATGGTTATGTTGAACAACGAACACAAAGTACTTACTGCGTGGGCTTTAGAGACTCCTATTAAATTTATAGAAGCTTCTAAAATAGCATTGAATATTTTTGAAAAGGGTGAAGAGTTATATATTGACAATAAGGTGTTATTGTATAATGTATTTGGGTCTCAGATCTACATGGAAATAATCGAACAAGGTAAAGAGATGGGTGTTATTCCCCAAGATTACGTAGATCCTGTATTCCCAACGGAAGCAGCTGCTGTTGAAGCTGTATCTACTACAGACGAAGCTGCTGTTGAAGCTGCATCTACTACAGACGAAGCTGCTTGAGAAACAGTATCTACCAATGATTCCTTCATCTCTTTGTTGATAGTCCCCATAAATGATGATTCATAGAATGGTTCAAGAGGGGCGCTAACAATTTTAGAATCTGTATAAACAAAGAAATACATATATCCAAGATATAACAATGAAATAATTACTACACCAAATAAATAGACTTTATACTTGTCCCAAAAGGTTTGGTTTAATCCAAAACTAGTGGAATCAGCATCTGTCTTCCCCTTTAATTTTTCAGTAGTTTCGACGATTTCTTCTTGAGATTCGGTTTCTTTGATTAATTCTTCTGAACCATCTCCACTTTCTGGAGATTCTTGAGATTCGGTTTCTTTGATTAATTTTTCTGGAATAATAAGTGGTTCTGTTGTTTTAACATCCAGTGTAGGGTCCATTATAACAACCTCTCTTGTTTTATTTTAATTAAATATCCGCGTCACCCAACAAAATGTTATCTAATTCCATACACACCATGTGTTTGTTAAAAAACATTTTAATAATATTGGTTACCTGACCTTTGGTCATAGTTACTTCTTCAAAATATTCTTCCATACTTGCAGATATTTTTGCAAATCTTTCGAATAATTCAGTTCTAGTAATAGTGGTGTTGTCGTCCATTATTTCTTCACTTAGCAACGAGGATACAGTACTATGATTTATTTTTCTTCTTGAACAAGGATCTTTCTTCATATACCAAATACATAGAAATTAAAATTAAAATTAAAATTCAATATTTCTTTGAAAAAATGTTTAATAATAAATATGAAATCTAGTAATATTGAATTTGTTGTTAACTAGTGATCTATTAGTGTATTGATTATCTTTTCCAAAATAAATAGTAGGATCCCACAATATAGGAAGACTCGTTGAAAAATTATTTAAAATTGTTTCACTACCATCAACACTAATTGAAATTGATTCACTTGTAAATTTAAGATTTATAGTATAAATAGTATCCAATTCTAATTTTTTATAAGAATAAATTGTTTCGTTGGTTGTTGTACCGCTACCCATAGTTCCAGCATTTAAAACCAATGTATTCGCAGTTCCTCTAAAATATAATTTCCAACCAGCATAAAGTTTGGTTTGGTTTTGACAATCTATTATTGTAGCATTTGAAACAGGGTTTTCAGAAAAACTAAATTTAAATTTAACATATATTGGATACGTTAATGTATCAGGCCAATTAACAACATGTTGTCCTTGACTAGTAAAATTTTTATTTCTCAATAAATAAGTATTGGGTTTTGGAGTTGGTGCTAAAGTGGGCTCTAAAGTGGGCGCTGGTGTTGGAGCAAATGTTGGAGCAAATGTTGGAGCAAATGTTGGGGAAAATGTTGGGGAAACCGTTGGTGGGTCAGTAGGGGGAATAAATGGAGTAAATGGAGGATATGTAGGTGCTAACGTTGGTGCTAACGTTGGTGGGTCAGTAGGGGGAATAAATGGAGTAAATGGAGGATATGTAGGTGCTAACGTTGGTGCTAACGTTGGTGCTAACGTTGGTGCTAACGTTGAAATAATAATATTATTGGGGGTTTTGGCTTTATCTCTTAATATAACAACTGTTACTGTAGCAACTAAAACTAAAATTAGTAGTAATAAATAAAATAAAGTTCTATTTGATATTTTTTTATTTTTCATATTTAATATAACCAAATAATTTAAATTAAATTAATTAAAAATTTGTTTTAATTAGAATATGCAATGCTAATTATTCGGTTTAAAAATAAGAAATCATAAGATATTAAGAAATCATGGTTAAGATAGCATTCAGTGGTAAGTGTGGAAGTGGAAAGAGTACGGCAGCTCAACTAGTATGTAACAAACAACCCCAAACAGTAAAATATAGTTTTGCTGCAAAGATTAAAGAATTAGCTACTGAACTATTTGGTATGACAGAGAAAGACAGACCTTTGCTTTTAGATTTTGGTGGTAAGATGAGACAGATTGATCCCAATGTTTGGCTTAACTATGTTATTAATCAATCTAAAAACAAAGAAAATGTTGTTATAGACGATCTTCGTTTCCCAAACGAATATAATGCTTTAAAAGCAGAGGGGTTTATTCTTGTTCGATTAAACATAACCCTTGAAACACAGATTAAAAGACTAACTAAATTGTACCCAAACACATGGAAAGAACATGTAGCAAAACTAGGAGTTGATGCAGAAATAGCACTAGATAATCACGATTTTGATTACTATATAAATACTGAAGATTTTGAAAATATAGAAAATTTTATTAAACGCTTAATTAGCGAGTAGGAATATAGGAATTAGGAATAGATAAATTTTCATGGTGTGTAACTTTTTATGTTGATCTATCTTTCGGATTTAGGTTAACATAGATAGTGTGTTTACTTTTTTAAAATTTAGTTTCAAATGAGATTGCATACGAAATATATTTTCCAGTACTTAAATTAAATGACGTGTTGGAAAAAAATAATTGTATGCAATCTCATTTAAAAGTAATAATTAAAAAAGTAAACACACTATCTATGTTACCCTAAATCCGAAAGATAGTTCAACACAAATTTTGTGCGGATTATTTAATTAAAGCTTAAATCTATTTAAAAATATATTTGTAATTATTATTAGATGAATTTAGCCCGTATAAGCAAAAAAGTACCTCACGTAGATCATAGACAAACTTTACCAGCTTTACATAAACAAAAGTTGAACGAGTATTCTAAACAAAGGTTAACGTTACCAGATAAAGAGAAGTTGTTAGGGCAGCTTATAACCCAATATAATTCAGATGATTGCGCAGTAGATCGGTTTGATCTGTACGCAAAAGTATGTAAACTTCAAGATGATGTTAAGAAACTCAGATCAAATTATTATGAAAATGAATATATGATACACGCTGCTCCATATTTGAAAGCCTATCACGAAGAGATAGAGAAAAGTAAGAATAAACAGTTAGAAATAAAGAAAAAACATAAAGATGAATTGGAGGCAAAGATTAACGAAAGTAAGATTGATAAAATTGTTATTAAAGAAAGCGAAGTGTTCGACGAAACTGATAATGAAACTGATAATGAAACTGATAATGAAACTGATAATGAAATAAAGGTTCCATCTAAAAAAGTAAGCGATTTTACAAAATACATCAAAAAAGAAGAAATTACAAATAAAGGTAAGATATACAAAGAATTTACTAGTAAATGTTTATCTGGGAATTATTCTTTGTATTCACCAAATAAAGAAGAAACTGATTCTTTTAAATTAGCGTGTAGTTGTGGTGGAAAACGTGTGGTAATACCACGTGAAGCAATAGCATCATGTACATCGTGTGGTAATACAGTAAATTATGTAGATAGTACAGGGCCTATGGAATATAGACCAGAAGTAGAAATATTGTCTCAATTTTCATACAAGAGAATAAACCATTTCAAAGAATGGTTAACACAATTACAGGCTAAGGAAACTGCATCACCAAGCGAAAAGGTAATTAACGTTCTTTTACTAGAATTGAAAAAAGAACGTATAAATGACATTGAAAAAATTACACCTACAAGAATAAAGGGGTATTTGAAAAAATTAAGACTAATAAAACAATATGAACATATTCCTGCTATCATTGACAAGTTATGTGGTATTCCACCACCCGTTATTTCACGAAAGTTGGAAAATAAACTTATAACATTGTTTGAAGAAGCACAACCACCATTCGAAAAACACTGTCCCAAGGATCGTAGCAATTTTCTTAGCTATAGTTACACCCTTCACAAAATGTGTGAACTGTTAGGAGAAGATCAACTTATTCCTTGTTTCCCATTGTTGAAATCAAGAGAAAAGCTGTATTTCCAAGATAAGCTCTGGAAATTAATCTGCCTCGAAAACCGTTGGGAATTTCACGCAAGTCTTTAAAAGTTCCGTAATGTGTCTTACGTTATATTTCTTATCGTATACCAAATACAGTTTAACATACAAGAATTCGCGTTTCTAAAACACAAAACGTTTCTAAAACACAAAACGTTTCTAAAAAAAAAGAACAATTTAATTAAAGATAAAACACCCATTTAATATTAAAATGGTGTTGTATATTTTATTACCGTTTGCATTGGTAACACCGCTAGTCGTATTAGTGTTATGTAGAACCAGAAATTCAAGTATTCATAGTGTACACGAAGATAGTGTACACGAAGATAGTGTCCCAAGTTTAATTACACCCGAAGAAGCTATGAGACGTAGACTACTTGAAGATTTCCCTGAAAATGAAGAAGAAATTGAAATTTAAATCAATCCATTAGGAATTGGTGTGCTAATACTTTCAACAAATGATTTGTATTCTTTGGGTGATGAATAGTACCACTGGAAATTCCCTTTTTTAACAAACTTTCTTTTTTTGTTAATTTTGTTATTTATGGGTACGAATTCATATAGATTCTTAAGACCATGTACTGCACCAATACCATGAGCTGTAAAACCACTTGCGTCGACGATGGCGTCGACTCTTTCTAGTTTAAACTTATTGGCTTTTGATTTAATAAACTTTTTAAAACTTTGACTTGAAATAACAACATCAGAAGTTAAGGGCCATTTATAAAACCTAAAAAATTCTAAGATATTTTGGATAGTTTTAAAATTATTATCAGGAATTGCATAATTGTTATTTCCTGCTAATATTTCTTCACTTACGTTAATGATATCGTCATTCTGTAATGCTGCACCAGCCATAACTAAGAATTCATCGTTAATTAATTCACTTACTTTAAAACGAACCGATGGCGAAGCAAATAGAATTACACTCTTATCCATTGCATCAACCAAACTTGTTTTGGGAAAACAATGTGTTATCCCATTTAATTTAATAGAAACAATATCCTTTGCTGCAAAATCTGAAAGGTCGTCCATACTATTCAAATAGTCAGTGTCATCATGACAACCATCCAATCCAACCAAACCATTGTCTGCATTAGCAAATTCGTCTATTTCGCTACGGACACTGACACTTCTACGCCTTGGAACACTACGCCTTGGAACACTACGACGTCTGACACTTCTACGGCGTCTTGGAACACTTCTACGCCTTGGAACACTACGACGTCTGACACTTCTACGGCGTCTTGGAACACTTCTACGCCTTGGAACACTACGACGTCTTACACTTCTACGGCGTCTTGGAACACTACGACGTCTGACGCTACGCCTTGGGGCATTTTGTTTTAATAACTTTCTCCCTACTGCACCACTTTTTTTAACCCACCTTCCTGTTGAATCATTGCATATATAATCAGGATTTCCTGCATTTTTTGAACTTGTTGAACATACCATTAATATTAAACAATATTTTTATTTAGGTTTTTTATTAATTACTACGAATAAACCAAAATGATCCGAAGGAAATATACCATTCGTGGGAACATTACCCACTAATTCAACTTTTTCTATTAAACCTACACCATTTGGTTGATATTCAGATACAAATATGTAATCAAATCTTTCATTTGAATCGTACATATTGATATTTGTATTTGTATTTTTTGAAGACCATGTATAACCGGGTTTATCTGGATGTTTAAATTCCCATGAATCTATAAAATGGGTACTTATTCCATTTACGGGAAACATCCCTTTCAAAAATAGAATAGATGCTTCTAGTGGTTTAGCATTAAAATCACCACACAATACTACTCCTGCTGGTTTTGATTTTTTAACTCTATCTTTAATAGTTTTAGAAATAACAACAGATTGAAGTAATCTTGTTTCTGCATGATCACTTCTGTGGTTTAAATGAGTATTGCCAATTAAATATTTACCAACTCCATCAACAGATACTAACCCAGACATAAATCCTCTTGGCATGGAATTCTCTATATTGTAATGATAAGGTAAATAAACTTCTTCTGGTTTATGTATTGGGGTTTTAGATATCATTGCATTCCCATAATCATATGAATGGTCTAACCAAAAATATATAGTTTTTTGAAATATTCTGTGTTTATATTCACTCGTTTCTACGGGTCCAAAAATATCACTTAACATATCCAAAACATCTTTTTTCATCAAAACTTCTTGAAAACATATTACGTCGGGATCTAATTTTTTAATAATGTTTTGAATAATAGGTATTCTTTTTGACCATGGTGCATTCCCTTTATTAAGATCTTTCCAACCACTTCCGGAATTAGTAAACCATAAATTCATACTCATAATTTTAAAATTTTTGGATTCTTTTGCCATCCTTCTTATAATATAAAATATTTTATTAATAAGATATTTATTGACTATAAGTCTTGGAAAGAGATCAAAGCTTTAATTATTATAAAATTTAAGCCTGGCTTCTCTAACCCTATCTTTCTTTTCAGACTCAGACTCTTCTATTTCTTCTTCGGATGCTTCTTCTTCGGACGCTTCTTCTTTAGACGCTTCTTCTTTAGACGCTTCTTCTTTAGACGCTTCGCTTTCACGCATTTTAATAATATCTTTGGCCAACCCAAGTACATATTCTATTGTTGGATAGGTTCCGCCATTTTCCAAATACTCTTTATTAAGTCGAGCCATAATTCCTACAAATTCACAAACAACTTCTCCATCCTGGGTGTTTAGGGTTTCCCATACATAATTACAAAATATAATTTGGTTATAATCTTCCATGGTTCTTTTAACCTTTTAAGATTTAAACAAGTTTTATTTTTAAATACGTTACATAACAGCAGCTCCTGTGTAGTTCCCGCCCGGGGATTCTGGAAAATTAGTATATTTGGAAACTAAATATAACATAACCATAACTACACCCCATTTTATAAATTCACGAACCCAATCTCCGAATCTCAAAACCAATTTTTGATTTCTTGGCATTACATCTTCTCCATCTCTAACAGTTACGTCCATAAAACTAAATTTGTCACAAGGTAATACAAAATCAAGTAGTGGATCTATTATGTCAACTTTAAATGATGATATAAATTGAAATGTTATTACTGACCCAATAACTGTGATTGTGAGCCATTTTTCAGCAAGGATTAATCTAACAACATTTGCATATCTACCATTGTCTATACTTCCCATTTTACTTATACAACACTTATATTAAAAATTTAAGATAATTACGAAATACTTGGACTTGTCGGATTTTAATTCCAACATTTCATAACTATCGTTTTTACAAAATTCTATTATTGAATTATTTTCTGGAATATGGTAAGTGTCATCATCTATGTTTCGGAATACCCACCCATCTTCAAATTCTAAATCTAATTCTGGAAACAGGTACCAAATAGACTTGATTTCTTTTAAATTATTATTGAAATTATGCATAAATTCCATTTTCCCCTCATTTATTTTATGACCCGGTTTTGCTTTTACGTAATATATTAAATGATCGTTGGGAATATCTAAATGTTTGTTTATTTTCATAGAAAAATCTTTACTTTTAAAAACGGTATAGTCAATGTCTTTAGCATTATTTGCAAAGCAAATTGTTCCACATCTTATAATATTAGTCTTTTTGAGATTATAGTCTTTAATATCACCTAATTCGAATGGTGGGTTTTTAAAAACATTATTATATTTTCTACCTACTTTATCTTCTATTTTTATATTCGTTTTTTCTATTATTTCTACATCTATATCTTCTATCTGTTCATACCAAGGATTGACCTGTTCAATAACATTGTTGTTTATCAATACTGGCAAAGAATGTGTAATAACTATTGCTAATATAAGTATTATTATTAACCAAATTTCGTATTTATTACTCATTTATTATTAATAAACAATTTTTGAAATAATTGTAAACGAAATGACCCAAGATCACGCGTCCGCAATTATTTCAAAAATTCTAAATAGGTGTTAAAGGAATAATGACAGTAAAATCAGAGTTTATTCAAAAATTATTTAATGACGTCCATAAGGACTATGTTAATTATTATAAAGATTTTTCAAAAATGATGAAGCGTGTATTTAAAGAGGACCTAAGTGATTCAGAAGCAGATGATATTGTTGATTGGGCTATACAGTATAAAAACAATTTGGAAAATGCAAAATCAGTACTAGAAGATTTGGAAGATCAAATAAAAGCTAAAAAATTGGAATTAACCGAACACAGAATTAGAGAAATTGAAATGCAAAAAGAAGTCCAAAACGTTATTATGCCTTATGCAATTGTTTATTGGATGGGGTTAAGCTTTGCAAGCGAGATTCCTCGAGGTTGAGTTCGGTACGAACTTTAAGCTTTGCAAGCCAACCTCCTCGAGGTTGAGTTCGGTACGAACTTTAAGCTTTGCAAGCCAACCTCCTCGAGGTTGAGTTCGGTACGAACTTTAGTATCCAATTTTTTGACTGAACTCAATAACCCATTTATTGTCATCTACCTTTGAAGGACCACGAACAAAATATCCAACCGGGTTGTAATACTCAATCAACCCTCTTTTAAACTTAGGGTTACTAAGAAATCTACTTTTCATAAATCGTACATGATAACTAGAATCCTTATTAATCGGGTCATTTTCGGGGTCCGTGGTAATTTCATAATTATAAATATCATTGTTTTCCAAACAATCCTGGAGATCACTAATTGGGATTTTACAATCCTCTAGAAAATTATCAAATGCTTTCTTAAATTCGGTTCTATATTCGTTGTTTCCATCTTCTCCTTCAGAACGCTTTCTGCGAGGACGAATATTCGTGTAATAAACCCAATCAGATCCCATTGTTTTAGTTCTTCTATGTAATTATATAACACATTAAATACTTAAATTGATTTGTAAATTATCCAAATAATGAAATAATTCCTGGAGTTAACATTATCCCAACAACAGTTACCCCTAATGCAATATTTTTAGGTGTATATTTTGATATACTTAAGTTTTTATTAATAAATTTGGTGGGATCAGCAGCACTAGAACCAGCAACAACAAATGTACAAACAGCACAAAGAACTAAAAATACAATAACACCAATTGTACCATTGTCGTACTGATCCTTTATTGTAGGTATGTCGTTAGTTTCTACTACACTTTCTACACACCTTCCATTAATACTTTTACTTGTTGGTGGGCAATCTACAACATCATTCTTAATTTCATCCTTTAATACTGCATCCAACCATCCTCCGTAATAACTCGCCACAATTAATACAAACAAAATCAAAACCATTACCAACTTTCCTCCTGGAGAAGTAACACCCTGTTCTGGTGTAGATCTGGGTGTCCATATCATATAAACCATACCAGCAATGACAGTTGATATAAGTATAACCGGTGTTGGGATTAAAGCCGAACGTTCATGAAATGTGTCAACTGCTGGATAAGCCCATTCTAATCTGGTTGCATTAGAGTATGCTAAAAATGTTGTAACAGCAACTACAACCATACCAAATATATCAGCCAAAGATTGATTGACACCTGCCTTACGTGTTAATCCCCAAACTATACCATCGGTTAACATCAAACTTATAAAAATATCCAACATAGAAACAATGAAAAATCTAGGTGTTTTGTCAGTTAACAAAGAACCAAATGAATATTTCAAAGAACTTGCTAATGTTTTAAAACTTAATTCTGAGTTTCCGTCTATCCCCTTAAGTAACACACTAACCCCACTTTCTGTAGCAATTGAATTATCTAACAAAAACCCAACTAAACCAAGACATATAATACTAACTAATGCTTGGTATGTCGAAGAATCACTCTTCATCCCAACTAACATAATAACCGAAACTGCCATTGAAATAAATGATGTCAGCAAAGATGCTACTATACCTCTATTATTCTGTCTTAAATTTATTTCTTCTACTGAGGCTGGTTCTACAGTCCAGATGTTTTCATCCATTAAATATGTAATAATGATACTAAGGGAACCGATGCCTAATATTATTATTACTATCATCATAATTTTATCAGATTTAGAATAAGTAGCCCAATTCGTCAAATCAGATGCAATTTTTGCGGTTGCTATTCCCGTACCCATTTTATTAATCAACAAATATTTTTAATTTTGTTAATCGTCTAAATTATTTTTTAAGCAGATGTGATTCATCTACTGGCTGGTAATGTACAAACATGTTTACGTAGTAATCACCATTGAGTGGTTGTTCTCTTGAATGGGGTAAACTAGCAGATTCGTAAAGTACCAGTTCCCCTGGTTTCATAAAAACAGATTCACGTTCTCCTTGACGATTAATAACAACCAAAGGCCAATCAGAATCCATACCTTCTCTGTATATGTGAAGAATTCCTGAAATTACGTGAGTAGCTTCGGTATCTACGTGCATCCTCAAGCTACTACCTCTTCTGTATTCCCTAGGACCATAGGCTGATGTTGGTTTTAATTTCAACCCAGACCATTTCTCCATAATAGGTTTCAATTGGTCGTGAATCCATTGTCTTTTCTCCCCAGGAATCTTTAACAAATAGGGTGGCAAGCCACTACTCGTTCTTCTGAATATATTATTTGATTTTTCGGGTGTTCTGTCAACAGTTAGAGCAACGGATTCCAAATATTTTTGAACTTCTGGAGGTGTTTGAATTTTATCGAATCCTTTGGGTGTATAAGTTTTAACTCTTTTTGCTTGTTCGTTAGTTTGTTTAATAAGACTTAACACTTCTGGATGGGATTCGGGAATATCTTCGTACCATTTTGGATGATTAGGGCGGTCTACATTTAAAATTGATGTTTTATTTGATTTAAAAACATCAGCAAAAGTTTCAGAGCAATAACACCCACCTATAATACTTATAAGTAACAAAATTCCCAAAATTATTAAGACGCTTTGCGTATTTATTTCATTCATCGTTTGTTAATTATAAATATAATTATTTCTTCAATATTCCGTTCTCTTAATCATAAGAAACTAAGGATCTTAATAAATCTTTATTTCTTTTTTCTTCCAGAGAATCTAACTCTTTCTGTCTATTCCTCTGTTTTCTTTTTTCTCTGTTTATATTAGCTTGTTCCATCACAACAGATTCTTCCCATGAAATATAAATTGATATTTGAGTTAATCTTATAACAGCAAATCCTTCATCCTTTAATTTTTTTTCCAAATAATCTGCTATATCTCCTAAATTAATATGAGGTAACCCATAAATAATATAAGGGACTTGGTATTGACAACTAGTTTGATTAAATTTAGTAAAATGATTAATTCTAATTTTAACTTTCTCGTAAATATCTTTAAAAACCTGATTCCTTCGAACCTTTCGTTGTTTCTGTATAGCCATAATATTACTTAACGACATTCTTTAACAGTATAAGATTATTTTAAATTACTGTGAAATCCGAATTACTGTGTAATTTACCATTTTTTACCAAATGCTGACACTAATGGTGATACCGCTGGTGATACCGCTGGTGATACCGATAATGTTGTAACACCCGCTTGTCTTATCATAGGTGCAGGTTTTGCAGCCGCTACAGCTACAGCTGCTGCTACTTTCTTACACGTTCCGTAATTTAGATAATTAAAGTTTAATCCATATACCAATGTTATCATTAATGCACCTACACACAATAATATCTGAACTACTAAATCAGA